GATTATGTCGTGAAGGTTTTCTCGAGCGAACTCATAATCATTGTTCTTTATAACTACAGGAACCTGCTCGTCAGCGATTTGCTGCTCGACTGGTAAGTTGAGCATATCTTCTAAGTTCTTTTCAAGTTGAGTTTTCATAACTCATCATTCCCTGTTTTAGGATTGTAATCTAATCCATCAGTGAAGAAGAACGTATTTACAGCAAATCCGAAGTTACTGTTA